TCACGACGACTGCCCTTTCGCCATATCTTGTTCAATCACGGCAATCAATTGCTTCGTCTTCTCGACCTTCTGCGCGGCGCCGGCACCGCAGGTTTCGTAGTTCCGCAGGGCGGCGAGGGCATACTCGCGCGCATCCGCCAGACGACCTGCGTCGGCGAGGGCCAAGGCCACCCCGGATCGCACCGTGGCAGCACGGTAGACATCGCCCCCATCCTCGAAGTACCGGATCGCATCGCGGTAGTGGGATAGGGCGCGATCAGTGGCTCCAGTACTGCGGTAGATAACCCCAAGCTGGTTGTGCGTCACCGCCAGATCGTCGAGTGCATCCGATGGAATTGTCTTAAGCGCTGTGCTGTAGGAGTCCAACGCGCTATTGAGAAATCCGAGGAGTTCCGCTTCGGGCTTCTTGGCTGCTTCTGCATCGTCGAAACGTTGTAGCGCCACCGCTCCCAGTTGCATATGACACTTACTCTGGGCCGATGGAGCGCGCACATCTGTCAGTTCCAGGCTGCGCTGATACCAGAGTTCGGCCTGTTCCAGGTTGCGGATGTGGGTAACGTCCAAGTATGCAGTCCCGAGTTGGAAGGCGGCGTCCCCCGCTCCGGAGTTGTCGCCGATACGGCGGAACAGTTCGTAGGCCTCCTCACTCAGACTCAGGCACTTCGGGTTGTCCTGTTCGCACACAATGCCCCCGAGCCATTGCAGATCAACCGCTAACCACCGGATTTCATCTCGCCGACCATCATCCAATGTCTCCGGGGGCGATTGAAGGGCGGGTGCGGCTCGTTCGCGGCTTCGGTTCAAGATCGCCTGGAGGAGCCGCTCGGCCTCTGCCCACTGGCGCGTCTCTTGAGCTAGACGCACGCGATATGTGGTAACGAGCCTCCACCCCTCTTCTCGTCCGGCCACCGGGCCGTTGGTGGCGGAATCCACGAAGTCCGGGACGATCTCATCCACCAGCCGGGCCCACTCCGCCAACCAGCCCCTGTGGTAGCGGAGCACGTTCAAACCCTGCATTGTTCCGATGACCGCGTCCCACCACCCATGCGTGCGGGCGAGTTGCCTGGCGTATATCAGGTTGGCTTTCTCGGCTTCCAGTGGGCTAATCACCGCGTGATTGCCTTCTCGAAACTGCCAGATGTAGTACCTCCCCAGGTCACCCATCGCTTCGACGAAGGCGCGGGCGACACCCAATTGGGGGTTCGGTGTCGGGGGTCGGGGGTTTAGAGGTGCGGGATAATGCTTGTCGAAGAGGGTCTTGAAGAACCAGGGGACGGCAGGGTGGATGGCGTAGCGCCCGGCGCCGTGCACGGTAAGCAGGCCCACCTCCGCGGCGCTGTCCAGCAGTGAGATCCACTGTTCACGCGTCACCCCGCGGATGTCGACCAGACACCACTCCTTCTTGGGGTCGCCCATCCGGGTAAGTGCATCCACATTGACGAATGCCTGGAAAAAGTGCAGGCAGGCCAGTTGCTTCCGCTCCGCGTCGGTGAAGGCCGTCTTGAAGCCGTAATCGAGGGAGGCACCCAGGCTGCGGCTACGCCCCTGGTCGGCTTCGTCCGTGAACGCGGCCTCGCCGCGGCGGAGCTTCTCGACAAACGCTTCGATCTGCTCGCGGTTGGTCAGCCCGTCGCGCAGGGCTTGACGCGCGAGCACCGTAATCGTTAGCGGGTTGCCTTCAGTGAAGCGCAGAAGCGGTCGCCAGTCGTCCACGTCGGTCAGCTTGCGATTGTGCCTTTCCGCCAACGCCTTCGCCAATTGGACTCGCTCCTGCATGGGCATGGGCGGGACGAGAATGCGCCTGGGTAAATCCTCCCCCAACCAGTCTCGCTCGTCGCGCCGCGAGATGAGCAGGAACTTGGCTTTTGTCTCCCGTGCATCGCGCAAAAAGTCCACCAGCTCGCGTTGTTCCTCGCCGCTCCACGTGGACTTGGTTCCCTTGGGGAACCCAGCCACCGGCTCGACGTTGTCCCAAATCCACAGGACCGGAACCTGCCTTAGCACTTGCAAGGCGACCTCGCGTCGTTTGGCGTCGTCGACGAGCGCCGGCCAATTGACGCCGGATCGTTCGAGCGTCGGTCCAAACACTTCGCCGATGCGGTCCAGCACCCGTGGCAGCGTCGTATATTGCTCAAACGATGTGAACAGCACGGCATAAGCTCCGCCGCCCAGGCCGCCGGTCAGGGAGTACCAGCGGGCGAACTCCGCGGCGGTGGCCGTCTTGCCGCTCCCGGCGTAGGCATGGAGCAGGACGATCTGCTGCGTGTCGAACGCCCGGTCGAGGGCCAGCAAGGTTTCGTCGCGCCCGAAGAAACCGACATCCGGCGGCTTGGGCAGCCTGCTGTCCAGCGAGCCGCCCTCGGCGGATGTCCCGCCCGCACCGATAGTGATGCTCAGTCGCCGAGCGTCATCCGGCTTTGGAAATATCGCGGTGGGCAGGGCTTCGTAGACGATCGGGACGCACCAGTCCTGTAGGCGGCGGGGCGAATAGGCGATGGAACGTTCGGGATTAGCGGCCAGTTGTTTGCGACCCAGCGTCACCGCCTCACCCAACGAAGCGCCTTGAACCAGGGCCGCATACAGGTCGGCCACGAACTGCGCGGCGGTTACCACGTACACGTTGTAGCGCATGGCCACGACGCCGGTGACCCCTTTGTTGATCACTTCCTGGGCCAGGGAGCCGAAGGCGCCGACCTGGGCCTGAAGCTCGCTCGAGGACTCGGCTGCTTTCGGCTGCGGCGGCGGCTCGGCGTGAGCGCTGCGGCAGGCGTTCAAGACCAGCACCGGCACGTCGGTCTCCCTCAGCAGCTTGCCCAGGCTTTCGCCATCGACCAACTGGAGGTTCTCTTTCGTGCCTGGACTCTCAAACAGCAGATAGCCGTGGGCTCCCTGACGCGGGCCGGAAAGCATGAGGGGCACCAGGCTCCCCAGCCATTGTGCTGCACTCTTCGCGTCGGCGAGTTCAGCGTACATGCCGTGGCCGTCGAAATGAACGACGTGGTAAGGCCGCCCAGTCCGCTTCGCCTCGCGCAGAGTCTTGGCCAGTTTCTCAAAGGTCGGCGGGCGAAGCACCTCTAGTTGGAAGTCCGAACGAGCGTCGGCACTGAGCGTCTTGACCAGGCGGCTCGCCACGGATCGGAAAGGCACATCTTCGCGTTCCTTTGGTCTGCAAATGACCAAGAGGATGCGGGTGGGGCCGGACTCGGTGGCGACAAGTCGCGGAGTTTCGACCGGTTGGTTGTGAGTGCGGACAAAGGCGAGGGCCCGTTGGGTCAGCACGGTGCCGGTGTACGGATCGCGGATCAACTCCCAGGGGATGGTCGTCGCCTCGCGCACGCTGGTGACGATCTCAACTCGGATATTGCTGAGCTGCTCGTACACTTTGCTCCAAAGGCGGCGGCTCTGCTCGTCGCTCTCGAACACTTTCTTAAACAGGTCGGTTCCGACTTCGGTGATGCGCTGTTCTACGCGGACGGCGATAGTGGGGGCGGGATCGTGGGGAAACTGCAGGTAATCTTCCAGGTACCAGCGCAGGTCTTCCTGATCCTGCGCGGTCATCTCAAAGAGGAAACGCGCGGTCGCAGTCTGGCGAAGGGGCCCGGGGCCCTCCAGCACGACCTCAGCGCGGTAGTGCCCGGCAGCGTCCGCGGACTGGATGATGCGTAACGTCGGCATATTCGCTTCGCCCAACGATAGACCGTCCAAAATGGTCTTTGCGAAGTGGGCATCATACCGGCCATGCAGTCGGCCAAACAACTCCACAATCAGGGTGGGTTCGTGGTTCTTCACGCCCCGCGACCAATTTCGGGGGAGAAGGGGCCGGCGGACAGCCTTCCGGCAAACGGCGTAAGTAACGAGCAGACGAACAGCGTCCCTGGCGACGGCGTCGTCGAGATGGGGTCGCGGTTTGCGGAGTCTGCTCGTGAACGAAACGCACGAAGACGCCGGACTTTCGCCCTTTGAACGCCATCGCCAGGTCGCGGCGATCCTCGCCAGGGGCGTACTCCGGCTACGCCGCATTTATCAAACACGCGGCTTCGCACATGCTCCAGAATCTTTGCCGGATGGCCAGAATTGCCTTGAGTTCCCCGGCGAGACGAGGCTCAGTGTGGTCAACGGTACCCGCGGGTTCACGCCGCGGGACGACGGAGACGACGCATGAGCCTGAACATCGCCAAAGAGGTCGCGGCGCTCGAGCAGATGACCGTCGGGCAGTTGCAGGATCGCTACGTGGAGGTGTTCGGCGAGACGGTCCGTAGTCGGCACCGGCAGTACCTGATCCGGCGTATTGCGTGGCGTCTCCAGGCCAACGCCGAGAGCGGCCTGACGGAGCGGGCGCTGCGTCGTGCCGAGGAACTCGCCGACGACGCGGACGTTCGCCTTGCGCCGCCACGGTGGGCAACCGTCGGAAGACAGGAACGGCCGGCCGAGGCGAATACGGTCCGCGTGCCCGTGACGACGGACCCGCGCCTACCGCCGCCGGGAGGGCAGATCACCCGCCGGTACAAGGGCCGCACGATCACCGTGACGGTCCTGGCGGACGGCTTCGAGTACCTGGGGGAGCGCTACCGGTCACTGACGGCGATCGCCAAGGCGATCACCGGCTCGCACATGAACGGTTCCAGATTCTTCGGACTGGAGGGCAAGTCGTGACCCAGCGCTTTGGCAACGCGAATGGCACGTCGAAGACGCCAGTAATTCGCTGCGCGATCTACACGCGGAAGAGCAGCGACGAGGGCCTCCAGCAGGAATTCAACTCACTTGACGCCCAGCGCGAAGCGGGCGACGCCTACGTTGCTAGCCAGAAGAACGAGGGCTGGGTTGCCCTGCCGGACCGCTACGACGACGGTGGCTACACTGGGGCGAACATGGATCGGCCCGCCCTGCGGCGACTGCTGAAGGACATTGAGGCCGGCCAGGCCGACTGCGTGGCGGTCTACAAGGTGGACCGCATCAGCCGGTCGCTGCTGGACTTCGCCCGCATGATGGAGACGTTCGAGAAGCACCAGGTCTCGTTCGTCTCCGTCACTCAGCACTTCAACACGGCTACGCCGATGGGGCGGCTGATCCTCAATATCCTGCTGTCGTTTGCCCAGTTTGAACGGGAGATCATCGGCGAGCGCATCCGCGACAAGATCGCGGCGTCGCGGCAGAAGGGCAAGTGGACCGGCGGCACGCCGATCCTCGGATACGATGTCGACCGCCCCAACGGCAGCCCCAAGCTCGTCATCAACCCCGCCGAGGCCTCGCGGATCCTACAGATCTTCGAGATGTACCTCGAACTCGGCACGCTCCTGGGCGTCGTTGCCGAACTCGACCGTCGCGGCTGGCGGTCGAAGGTCTGGATGACTCGCGGCGGCAAGAGGCGCGGCGGTCTTCCGATCGACAAGTGCGGGCTTCACAACCTTCTCACCAACGTGCTGTACGTCGGGAAGGTCCGGCACAAGAAGGAGGTGTACGCCGGCGAGCACGAGGCGATCGTCCCCGAGGACGTTTTCCGCCGCGTCCAAGCCCGGCTCCAACAGAACCGAAACGCCAGCAGCATCGAGCTGCGCAACCGCTACGGGGCGCTCCTGCGCCGGCTCCTGTATTGCAAGGCGTGCGGTCGCGTGATGGTCCACACGTTCGCCAGTCGCGGCAACAAACGTTACCGCTACTACACCTGCACGAACGCCATCAAGAATGGCCGCCGCAAGTGCCCGACTGCGTCGCTCCCGGCTGGTGAGATCGAGAAGGCCGTCGTTGACCAGATTCGTTGCATCGGCCAGGACGTTGACCTGCTTGGCGAGACGCTACGGCAGACTCGTTCCCAGACCGAGGAGGCGCTCGCGCGCCTGACGCGCGAGCGGCGGATCATCGAACGCGGCCTCGCCCGTTGCCACGCCGAGATACGTCGCACGGCCACGTCCGAGCCGGCCACAAGTGCCGCAACGGGCCGTATCGCCGACCTGACCGATCAGATCGGCCAGTCGGAGCGCCGGTTGACCGAGGTCGATGGCCAGATCGCCGAGTTGCGACGCGACCTGGTGACCGAGGCCGACATCGCCGCGGCGTTCGCCGACTTCGACAACATCTGGACGGCCCTCAGCCCGCGCGAGCAAGTGCGGTTGATTAACCTGCTGGTGCATCGCGTGGAGTTCGACGCCGCCGAAAGCAGCATCGAGGTCTCGTTCTACCCGTCGGGGATCAAATCGTTGGCGAACGGCGCCGATGATCCTGCCCCGACCGAGACGAAACCTCCTGTCGAGCGTGCCGGGAAGCGTCCTCGGGCCGTGAAGGAAGCGGCCGCATGATCACCGTCAGACGCAAGGTCTATTTCGTCCGCCGCGACCACGGTCGCAAGACCATCGCCGACGCGCCGCGGCCGACCGACCAAGCCGAGCCCGGGCGCATTCCTCGGATTGCACGTTTGATGGCTCTGGCCATCCGCTTCGACCGTCTGGTCCGCGAGGAAAAGGTGACGGACCTGTCCGAACTGGCCCGCCTCGCCCACGTCACGCAGCCCCGCATGACCCAGATCATGAACCTGACCCACCTCGCGCCGGACATTCAGGCGAAACTGCTGTTCCTGCCAAAGGTTACGATCGGTCGTGATCCCATCCATGAGCGGATCTTGCGGCCGATCGTGGCAACGGTCCGCTGGGACACCCAACGGCGAATGTGGTTCAGCCTGAACCACCCGCCGCGTTAACATGCCCGTGGAGACCCCGCCGGCCGCTACGACATACGCGTGGCCTCAATCAGTGCTCGGCTGCGACCCAAGCTCAGCGCGGGTTGCATCGCCTGACCGGCGGGTTATCATCGTACACTGTTTGGTGAACGAGGACAATAGTTCCGGCGCCCCAGTGGGCGAGAGACGAATGGCCCAGCTCGAAAACATCGAAGCCATTGAAAAGCGGCTCTGGAACGCGGCGGACACGCTGCGCGCCAACTCCAACTACGCCAGCAACGAGTACTTCATGCCCGTTATGGGCCTGATCTTCCTGCGCCACGCGTTCAGCCGCTTTCTCGCGGTCAAGGCGGACATCGAGGGCAAGCTGCCGAAGCGCGGCGGAAAGACCCGCGACCTCGCCAAGGAGGACTTCTCGCAACGGACCGCGATCTTCCTGCGCCCCAAGGCTCAGTTCGACTACCTCGTCTCTCTCACCGACCGCGACGACCGCGCGCAGGCGATCATGCGGGCGATGGACTCCATCGAGGCCGACTACGAGGGCCTGCGCGGCGTCCTGCCCAAGTCGGAATACCAGGAGCTCGACAACACCGTCCTCGGCCAGCTTCTCCGCACACTGAATCCGGAGGAACTCAAACGGGTCTCCGGCGATGTGTTCGGCCGCATCTACGAGTACTTCCTGACGCAGTTCGCCGACCAGAAGGCCCACGACAACGGTGAGTTCTTCACGCCGGTCTCGCTGGTCGCGCTCATCGCCAACGTGATCGAGCCGACCGCAGGGACCGTTCTCGACCCCGCGTGCGGCTCCGGCGGCATGTTCGTGCAGAGCGCGCATTTCGTCGAGCGGATGCACCAGAACCCCGCGGAGAAGCTGACGTTCCGCGGGATCGAGAAGAACGCCACGACGATCCGGCTCGCCAAGATGAACCTCGCCGTACACGGCCTTGAGGGCGACATTCAGAAGGCGATCACATACTACGAGGACCCGCACGAGTTGCTCAGCAAGGCCGACTACGTGATGGCCAATCCGCCGTTCAACGTCGACGAGGTCGACGCGGAGAAGGTGAAGAACGACCCGCGCCTGCCGTTCGGCCTGCCGGGTGTGAATAAGGCCAAGAAGGTCTCGAACGGCAACTACCTGTGGATCAGCTACTTCTACAGCTACCTGAACGCGAGGGCCGGGCCGGATTCGTCATGTCCAGCCAGGCATCCAGCGCCGGCCACGGCGAGAAGGACGTACGCCGGAAGATAGTAGAGACCGGCGACATCGACGTGATGATCGCCATCCGCCCGAACTTCTTCTACACGCGCACGGTCCCGTGCGAACTGTGGTTCTTCGACCGGGGTCGGCCGAAGAATCGGCGCGACCGCGTGCTGATGCTCGACGCGCGGAACGTCTACCGCAAGGTCACACGGAAGATCTTTGACTTCGCGCCGGAGCAACTGGCGAACCTCACGGCCATCGTGGCGCTTTACCGCGGCGAGTCAAAGCGGTTCGTCGCACTGATCCGGGACTACTTGGCCGCGACCTGCACAGAGGCGGCCAACGTGCCCGAGGCCCTAGCCCCGTTCGACGCGGTGGCAGGCGCGGCCGGCGATCAGCTCGCCGCGATCACGAAAGCCACGAAGGGGATCAAGGGCATCGACGCCGCCAAGCACGAGGCACTGGCCGACGCGCTGAAGGAGTTGTCGGAGGCCACGGCCGCCTACGCCGGCGATCGCGACAAGCTGCTGGCGGCGCTGAAGCGATTCCGCGCCGCCTACTGTGACAAGCTGCCGGCGGACAACAAAGCCCAGCACAAGACCCGGAAGGCCTTCGAGCCACTTGCGGAGGAGCTGCGCGGCCTCGTGAAACAGGCGGACCTGATCTGCAAGGTCGCGGGCCGCGCCCGCGATGCAGCCCATGCGCTGGCGGACGACGAGGCTGCCGCCCAGCACGTCGATCGACGCGGGTTGTCGAAGACGATGAAGGAGTTGGACGAGGCGCGGCGGGTTGCCGTCGAGCAGTTGAAGGATGCCGGTTACTTCCACAAGCAGGTTGTCTGGCTTCAGGACCGCTTCCCCGACGCCGAGTTGGTCCCAGTGCCGGGGCTGGTGAAGGTCGTGGACCGGGGCGAGATCGAGGGCGCCGACTGGTCGCTCACGCCCGGTCGGTACGTCGGCGTCGCACCGCCGGAGCCTGACGAGGACTTCGACTTCGAGGAGGCGATCCGCGACATCCATGTGGAGATTGCCGGACTGAACGATGAAGCCGCCGAGCTCGCGAAGACGATCCAGGCAAACTTCGAGGAGCTCGGCGTATGAGCTGGTGTCGCGGGAGGCTTGGCGAATTCGTGACGCTCAAGAGGGGTTACGACCTCCCCGAATCGCGGCGTCTCGATGGCGACGTGCCGGTTGTATCTTCCTCCGGCATTACGGGATCACACAATGCAGCGAAGGTAGCGGGCCCCGGCGTCGTAACCGGACGCTACGGCACGCTGGGCGAGGTGTTCTTCGTCGAACGAGACTTCTGGCCTCTCAACACCGCGCTCTACGTCCGAGACTTTCACGGGAACGACCCCAGGTTCGTCGCGTATTTCCTGCAACATCTGTTGGGTAACACGCAAAGCGACAAGGCTGCTGTTCCCGGCGTCAATCGCAACGATCTGCACGAGCGCGAAACCTCGATCCCCGACGAAACGGAACAGAAGGCCATCGTCCGAGTACTCTCCGCCTACGACGACCTGATCGAGAACAACGCGCGGCGGATCAAGTTGCTGGAGGACGCGGCCCGGCTGCTCTACGAGGAGTCGTTCGTCCGCCTCCGCTTCCCCGGCCACGAGCACGTTCGGGTTCGCGATGGGGTGCCGGAGGGGTGGGTCAAGGCGAGACTCGGCGACTTGGCCGAGATCGTCATGGGCCAAAGCCCGCCGTCTTCGCTCTACAACGGGGACGGAGAAGGCCTCCCGTTCCACCAAGGCGTCAAGGACTTCGGCGATAGGTTCGTCACGCATCGCGTGTACACGACCGCACGGAATCGCATTGCCGAGGCACACGACATCCTCTGCAGCGTGCGAGCACCGGTAGGTCGACTGAACATCGCCCCCGACAGATTGGTCGTAGGGCGTGGTCTTTCCGCCATGCGGAGCCGCGCCGGGTTCCAGTCGTTCCTCTACTACCAACTGAAGCAGCATTTCTTCCGCGAGGATCTGATCGGTACCGGCGCGATCTTCGCTTCGGTCTCCAAGACCGATCTTGAACGACAGGAGCTGCTGACCCCGTCCGAGCGGCTCATTCGCGCCTTCGAGGAGATAAGCTGGCCGATCGACAGGCAGATTCGCGTGCTCTGGTCGCAAAACGCGAAACTGAAGGAGGCCCGCGATCTCCTGCTGCCGCGTCTTATGTCCGGGGACATCGCCGTATGAGCCAGATGACCGAGGACACACTGGTCCAGCAGACGACGGCCGACTATCTGCGCGATCGGCTCGGCTGGGAGTCGATGTACGCCTACAACACCGAGACGTTCGGTGCCGACGGCACGCTAGGGCGGGCATCCGAGCGGGAGGTCGTGCTGACACGGTATCTGCGGCAGAAGCTGGTCGAGTTCAACCCGGGGCTGCCGGCGCCGGCGTACGACGACGCCGTGCGGCAGATCGTCGAGTACAGCGCGGCGCAGACGCTCCTGGCGACCAACCGCGAGAAACACGGCCTCCTGCGCGACGGGGTGCAGGTGCAATTCCGCAACGACCGGGGCGAACTGGTCAAACAGCGGCTGCGCATATTCGACTTCGAGGACCCCGAGCCGAACCACTTCCTGGTCGTGCGCGAGCTATGGGTCAAGGGCGATCTGTACCGGCGTCGTGCGGACCTCGTCGGGTTCGTCAACGGGCTGCCTCTGCTGTTCATGGAGTTCAAGAACGTTAGCAAGGACATCCGGGCGGCCTATGAGAAGAACTTCAAAGACTACAAGGACACCGTGCCGCATCTGTTCCATCACAACGCCTTCGTGGTCCTGGCGAACGGCGTCCAGGCCAAGCTCGGCTCGGTGTCCAGCAAGTACGACCACTTCCACGAGTGGAAGCGGCTGGCCGAGGACGAGCGCGGCATGGTCGACATGGAGACGTTGCTGCGCGGCGTGTGCGATAAGCGGAACCTGCTCGACATCTTCGAGAACTTCATCGTCTTCGACGAGACGGCGAGCGGGCTGGTCAAGGTTCTGGCCCGAAACCACCAGTACCTGGGCGTCAACCGCGCGATCGAGGCCGTGCGCGACCGCGAGGCGCGACAGGGCAAGTTGGGCGTGTTCTGGCACACGCAGGGTTCGGGGAAGAGCTACTCGATGGTCTTCTTCACGCGGAAGGTCCACCGGAAGATCGGCGGCAACTACACGTTCGTGATCTGTACGGACCGCGACGACCTTGACACGCAGATCTACAAAACGTTCGCGGGCTGCGGTCTGGCAGACAATGACCGCGAGCCGTGCCGGGCACAGAACGGCGACCACCTGAAGCGATTGCTGAGCGAGCACAAGGCGTACGTCTTCACGCTGGTGCAGAAGTTCAACAAGCCGGTCGATCCGAAGAAGCCGGAGGAGTGGTACTCCTCCCGCGGCGACGTGATCGTCATCACGGACGAGGCCCACCGCACGCAGTACGGCATGCTCGCGCTCAACATGCGCAACGCGCTGCCCAACGCGAGCTACATCGGCTTCACCGGCACGCCGCTGTTTAAGGAAGACGAGATCACGCGACGCGTCTTCGGTGACTACGTCAGCACGTACGACTTCCAGCGCGCCGTAGAGGACAACGCCACGGTGCCACTGTACTACGACGCGCGCGGGGAGAAGCTCGGCGTGGCGACGAACGAACTGAACGAGCGGATTGCAGAAAAGATCGAGGAGCTGGAGACTGACGACATCGATGTCCAGCAGCGGCTCGAGCGTGAGCTCAAGCGCGACTACCACATCATCACCGCCGGCAAGCGCCTTGAGCAGATCGCCCAGGACTTCGTACAGCACTACTCGGCTGCCTGGGAGACCGGCAAAGCGATGCTGGTGTGCATCGACAAGATCACCTGCGCACGCATGTACGAGCTGATCCGCCCGCGCTGGGAAGCGAAGGTCAACGAGCTGGGAGCTGGACTCGGTGCCGTGGCCGACGAGCAGGAGGAGGCCCAGCTTCGGCGGCGCATTGACTGGATGCGACAGACACAGATGGCCGTCGTCGTCAGCGAAGAACAGGGCGAGGTTGAGAAGTTCCAGAAGTGGGGCCTCGACATCAAACCTCACCGGAGACTGCTCAAGGACGGGTTCGAGCTGGCCGACGGCAAGCGGTTGGATGTCGAGTCGGCGTTCAAGAAAGAAGAACACCCGTTCCGTATCGCGATCGTTTGCGCGATGTGGATGACGGGCTTCGACGTCCCCAGCCTGTCGACCCTATACCTCGACAAGCCACTGAAAGCGCACACGCTCATGCAGGCCATCGCGCGGGCAAACCGAGTGAACGAGGGCAAGAACAACGGGCTGATCGTTGATTACTGCGGCATTCTCAAGAACCTGCGGTCCGCCTTGGCGACGTTCGCGGGCCAGGGCGACGGGGGTCGTGGCGGCGCTGGCGGCAATGGAGCGGACCCCGCCAGGCCGGAAGAGGAGTTGCTTGAGGATCTCGACGAGGCGATCGAACTGGTCCGCGAGTTCCTCACGCATCGAGGCGCTCCGCTCGAACAGATCCTGGAGAGCACGGGTTTCGAGCGGAACGCGGCGATTGTCGCAGCCAAGGAAGCCGCGAACGAGAGCGACGAGACTCGGAAGCGCTTCGAGCTGATGTGTCGGGAGGTGTTCCGGAAGTTCCGGGCCTGCATCAACGTCCCCGGCGTCAACGAACGTCGGAGGGCGCGCGACGCCGTGAACATCATCTACAAGAGCCTCCAGGATGATCGCGAGCAGGCCGACATCGGCGACATCATCCGTCAGTTGCATGCTGTAGTGGACGAGGCCGTGGACACCCGCGGCGACGCGGCGACGGAAACAAAGCCGTACGACATCAGTCGGATCGATTTCGATCGCCTGCGGCGCGAGTTCCCACGATCGCCGGCGCCCAGGTCGACCGTGCAGAACCTGCGGCAAGCTGTGGAGGACCGGCTCCAGCGGCTTCTGCAACAGAACCCGCTGCGGACGGACTTCCAGCGGCACTACGAGGAGATCGTTGAGGCGTACAACCGCGAGAAGGACCGCTTCACCATCGAGCGGACGTTCGAGGCGCTGATCCGCTTCGTGCAGGAACTGGATGACGAAGAGATACGGGCCGTGCGCGAGGGTCTCGACGAGGAGAGCCTCGCGATCTTCGACCTACTGAAGAAGCCGGACCTGTCCGGCGCTGAGACCCGCCGGATCAAGGAGGTCGCGGTCGGGCTGCTCCAGACACTCAAGGCTGAGAAGCTCCGCATCGATCAGTGGCGCGATAAGGAAACCACACGCGACGCCGTGCGACTCACGATCCGCGATTACCTGTGGAGCGAGGAAACTGGACTGCCCGTCGACCGATACTCGGAGGAGGATGTCAGCGCACGGGCGGATGAGGTATTTCAGCATGTGTATCGAGCGTACCCGACGCTTCCGTCGCCATTCTATCAGGCGGCCTGCGCGTAGGAGTCGTTTTCGCGTAAAGGCGAGGCGGATATGACGGATCGACAAAAGACATTCGGACAAGTACTCCGCGCGCGACGGATTGCCAAGGGGTACAGCCTGCGCAAGTTCGCCGAACTGGTCGATGTGAGCCCGACGTATTTGTCGCAGGTTGAACGGGACAAGGTCGAATCGCCGCCGACGGTGGAGCGACTCAACCGGATGGCGGACGTGCTCGGCGAGAGCCGCGACGAGTTCGTCTCGTTCGCCGGCCGCGTTCCGGAGGACCTGCCGCGGATTATTCAGAGCCGCCCGGACAAGTTTCCAGAACTTCTTCGGACCACCAAGGGGCTTAAGCCTGACCAGTTGCGCGAACTGATCGAACGAGCCAAGGAGATGAAGAAGAAGGAAGACTGATGGCCAGAACGAGTTCGACATTGTTGCGCGATGGGGTGCCGTTTCTCCGAGAGAAACAGATGGAGGCCGAAGCCCAATTGCTGCTTGAGGAATACGCGCAGGCTCCCGACTGGCGGATTGCCGCGCCGGTTCCCGTCGAGGAAATCATCGAGCTGCATCTAAAACTCGCATTCGCAATCGAAGACCTGCGGGCGCTTCTGTCGGTTGACGACGTTCTCGGCGCGATCTGGTTTACCGAGAAAGAGGTGCGAGTTGACGTCCGCCTCGACCCATCAGCGAATCCGTCTTCACTCAGCCGCTACAGGTTTACGCTCGCCCACGAAGCCGGCCATTGGCGGCTTCATCGGCAGTACTATCAGGAGGATCGGAATCAGGGCAAACTGTTCGACGGCCGGGGGCAACCGGCGTTCATCTGTCGATCCTCGATGAAGCCGCCGGCCGAGTGGCAAGCGGATTTCTTCGCCGGCTGCATGTTGATGCCACGCAATGTCGTGCGGTCCGCATGGCAGGATTGGCGTGGCAATCTCGATCCAGTTGCCGTGCAGCAGCTTCCGGCCGTTACGATCAGCACTGATTCAAAGGAGAATGAGAATGCTACACTGGAGAGATTCTGCCGTTCGCTCGCTGGCCAGTTCGAGGTATCCGCGGAGGCCATGCGTATACGGCTGGAGAATCTTGGATTCCTACTCCGCGAGGTACCCAACACGCTGTTCTGATTCGCCGGTGTCGGCGAGGTACGGCGTTTTTTTGTGTTTGTCGTGTTCACTGTTTAGGGGACATGGACGCACACCAAAGGAGACCTAAATCATGGCGAAACCGTTTGATCCCCGGAAGATGCTGAGGCAGATTTCCAATGCACTATTGCGCGAGTTCTTCGAGCAGCGCGGCGAACTGGGTGACGTGCCGTGGAACGAGCTCACTGAGACGAAGATCGAACCGATCTTCGAGGCTTGGCAGGCGCTGCCGGATGGGAAATGCAAAGAGGTCCAAGTGGTCCTGCACGACATTAACGAGCTGGCGGATGAGCGCGGCCTCAGCGTTCTGGCGGAGGAGATCGGCTGGCGTTCCCCGGAGCGGATGCATGAGTTCACCGCACTGGAGGGCCGCGCCGACCGTGCGATGTGGGTGTATCTCAATGCACACAGCGCGTTCACCGAGGCTGCGCTCTTCGCGCGGGCTGACGCGCTGGAAGCGGGTCGGTACTGGGTCAAGCGCAGCTGCCTACCGAGTCAGCCGGTCACCTTCAACGACCAAGTGCGCGATGCGCTGCAGGCCGCGCTCAGCGAGTTCTACTGGCCGACGCAGTTGCGAGGCCGCCATTGCTCAGTCGACCACTACGCGCGGGCCAACGGCGCGGAGTATTTCTTCGCCTACCTGGACGACTACCCGGATGCGCACGTGGTCTTTGATGACAGTGGCAACGTCGTCAAGCGGACGGACCGCTATGCGTTCCAAAATGTGTTCGTGTTCAGCCCGGCGGATGGATCGCTGGACCTGTTCGCTCGCGGCGGAAACAAGGTCTGCACGGCGCTGCAGCAGGCGTTTTGCCGCGCCGTGCTGGGAATCGATGTCGGCCCCGAGGATCCGCTGCGACCCGCCTACCAACTCGATCACGTGCTCGACCCGAATTGTCCGCTTCCAACTGAGCCTGGAGAGCAGATCGCCGAAGTCCGCATCACGCGAATGCGGTTGGAATCGCGTGACGCGCCCGGACGCTACATCGAGGTGAAGGCGAACCCGAAAGGGCCGTGTGATGACATCTACCAGATGATCCAACACGATCTGAACCACCATAGCGTGGCACCGTCGCGGGTGCGCGTGCGCCAAGCCGGATTTCGGCTGTTGTTCATGAGCGAGAGTGGCGCGAAACCCAAAACGCTCGGCTTCAACGTGAGCTGTCCGAATTCGTGTGGCCTGAAGAGCAAGCCCGACGAGATGCGCGCCATCGGCGAACGGTGCCTGCGATCATGGAGGGTCACGCCGTGACTAATCCGCTTGACATCATCTGGCCGAGCGTCGATTCGTCGAGGCCGCGCTTCACGGCGGACGAGGTGCGAGGATGGCCGATAGCCTTCACAAAGCGTCTGACGGCTCGCCGCCTCCTCATACGCGCCGAGTCGTCGGATCACGTTGTATGCCCAGCCTGTGGGGATCGCCACGTCGAGGAGGTCATCCCCCGCAAAGGCCGCGATGGTCGCGTGCGCTTTTTCATCCGTTGCCCGGAAGCACTGCGCGTCGAAGTGCCCGAGGAGAGCGTGGTTCAGTGGACGATTGACTTCGACGCCGTGGCCCGCGCAATCGCCGGTAGCATGTCGCTGCAGGGTCGTTGCACATTGATCGTCCCAGGTCGCCTCTGGCGGTTGGGACGTGACTCCTGGCGGGGCGCTTCGCGCGGCATCGTGTTCGTGCGGGGCTTGCAATGGCCGGACGGCAAGCAACTCGCCGACCGAATCGGCACGCATGGACGGACCATCGTGTTGATCGCCGAACATGTACCGCCGCCGGAGTTCTGGGCGGGCCTTCCGCCGCCAACCGTTGCGCTGACCGGCATCACGACACTCGGGGAGTCCGGCATCGAACTTGATCGGGCGTATGTCGCAGCCCTTGTTGAACAGGTGGACGCGACGAATCGGGCGATCCAGCCCGTGGCGCTCACGCCACAACAACAGAAGAAGCTGTTCCGTCAGCAGGCGGCGACAGTTCTGAAGTCTTATCTGAAAGACGACGAACTCATCGACGCCTACAGGCAATACGGCTCGTCCCGAAAAGCAGCTGTAGCCCTGAGCAAGAAGCACGGCGTCAAGATCTCCAAGGATGCGGTTGCGCGGGCCGTGCAGAAACGCGGCGGTCCCGACGTCGTGAAATCCGATCACGATAGTTGCTCGGTCCGTCGCACCGTCGCGTCGCAACGCCGCGACAGGAAAAAGAGTTTCGCTGCACCGTCGGAACCTCCTGGATCTGAATGACTTGCGCCGCCGTTCTGGCGGTGCGCTGCTTCATCTTCGCGTGCCCAAACCGCGACACCGCGGCGGGCGGGTGTAGGCCGTGAGGCCATAACCCGCCAGTCACCAGTCGCGCCTGTGCCGGCAGTTGCGGCGTGCGCCGCAGCACAGAGATTCCCTGCGCGCAACTGAGCTGACCCTTCGCGGGCAGATGCCTCCGACCGCCGGAGGCGTCGATGGGCCCCACACCCGCCCGCGATGCGGTCCTGACCGCATACGCACGGTCGCTGATTCGATTCAAAGCCAAACAACTCGCGAGGAAGCCCGGATTCACGAGGTCCGATCAGGAAGACCTGGAACAAGAGCTGATAGCGCACCTGCTCGCCCGGGCGCACCACTTCGATCCGAAGCGCGGGTCGGCGAACACGTTCGCTGCACGCGTCATCAAGTCTGCCATCGCCATGCTCCTGCGAGACCGTCATCGCCAGAAACGCGCCGCCGGCTTCACGGCGCAGTCGCTCGAGGGGACCCGCACTCGATCGGCCGAGGAGGTCGAGTCGCTACGCGACATGCTCACGGAAGCGGACCTCCGGCGGCGGATCGGCACGGGGGCCTGCGACCAGGACCGGGCCGAACTGATCACGGCGGTCGGCCAGGCATTTCAATCGCTGCCGCCGGACCTGCAGGACCTCTGCCGACGGCTGATCGAAGGTACCGCGGCCTCGCTCGCCCGCGAGTTGGGCATCTCTCGCCGACAGGTCCGCAATGCAATCGAGCGTATCCGCCTCCACTTTGAGGCTGCCGGTCTCGGAGATTTCTGATTTTGGCGGACAGATCGCGTGTGAACGGCACAGGTAACGCCGGGAGGCCCAACGAGGTCCCCAGTGGAGAGAGCGATGACAGCGAATGCCTTCCGATTCGAGTTCGAGCCCCTGGTGTCCCTGGAGTCCGCGGAGTTGTCGCTGCACTTGGCGATGTACGCCGTCGAAGGGTTGTACGGCGAGGCCCGCGTTCGGCTCGACACAAGCTACCACCTCGACGAGGCGCGGCGGTCGATCACTGTGGATGGCGGCACGGAAGTTGGTGCGGCCATCGTCAAGGTCTTCACGCGGCTCCTGACTCGCGAATTCGGCGAAGACGGGTTCCGCGTGCGCCGCGCCGACAAGTGCTGCGCACCGGCGGAAGAGGAGGCCCAACGCGCCTATGCCTGAATCCGTCGCCGCTACCGATCTGGACGTCGTCGCGCGGACCGTACCGGTCTGCTTGCGGGAGCGCGCCCAGTGGGTCTGCTGGAGGTACGTCGAGCGCGACGGCAAGCAGACCAAGTTCCCGATCAGCCCGACGAAGGGCGGGTCGGCGTCGTCCACCGATCCGGCGACGTGGGGCACGTTTCAACAGGCGATCGCGGCTTGTCAGCGCTGTATCGATCTGGCGGGCATTGGGTTCGTGTTCACCGCGGATGATCCGTTCGCCGGCATCGACCTCGACAACTGCCTCGATGCTGCAACGCGCGAACTGAAGCCGTGGGCGCGGCCAATCCTCGATCAGCTCGACAGCTACAGCGAGATCAGTCCCTCGGGCGCTGGCGTGAAGATCTTCGTCCGTGCCCGCAAGAGGGGCCAGCGCTGCAAGACCGGCTATCAGGACGGCGCGATCGAGATGTACGACCGCGATCGGTTTTTCACCATTACCGGCCAGCGTCTGGCGGATACCCCCACGGACGTGGAGGAGCGACAGCCACAGTACGACGCGGTGTACGAGCTTCTTTTCGGCGGCGGCGATGCGCCCCAGCCCGGGTGGCCTATGGCGCGGGCGACGGCGTCCGACGACGACCGCTCGCATCTTGACGACGACGACGTAATCAGGATCGCCCTACGCAGCAAGAAGTCGGGCGAGAAATTCAAGGCCCTATGGGAGGGCCGATGGCAGGAGCATTTCGGCTCGCAGAGTGAGGCGGACGCGTCGCTTGTCTTCCGCCTTGCGTTCTATACGAAGGACGCGGCCCAGATCGACCGGCTGTTCCGTCGCTCAGGCCTCATGCGCGACAAATGGGACGAGAAACATGGTGCGCAGATGTACGGCGAAATGACCGTCGCCGGCGCCTTGGAAAAGGTGACATCACAGTACGTTGCGCGGAACGCCGCGATGTGCGGGCGGGTCGCAGCAAGAGTGCGCGGCGAGGCTTCTCTGCCGGAGATTATCATCACGGATGTCCAACTCCGCGAATTGACCGAACTCGCTGTTGACGCCCTAGGCAAGTCAAACGATCCACCGGCCCTGTTCGTGCGATCGGGATCGCTCGTCCGAATCACCAAGGACGAGAAACATGTCCCGAAAATCGAGACGCTCGAACGTGTTCGCATGCGATCCCGCCTGTCCGACGTCGCCAACTTCTACGCCTTGAAGCGATCCGGGGATGCGGTCTATCAGGTCTCCGTCGCCCCGCCGTTACCCTTGGCCGAGAACATCCTTGTGCAGGGCACCTGGCCCTTTCCTCCGCTCGCTGGCCTCGCCCGTGCGCCGATCGTCAGGCCAGACGGCACGCTGTGCATGATGCCGGGTTACGACGCCCAGACCCGGCTGCTTTACGCTCCCGATCCCGACCTAAAGCTCTTGGCGATCCCGGAGCTCCCGAACATCCACGAGGTCCACGCTTGCGTCGAGATACTGTTGACGGTCATCGACGATTTCCCATTTGCCGATCAGGCGAGCAAGGCCAACGCCCTTTCGATCCTTTTCTCCGTCCTCCTGCGGTCAGTCATCAGGGGCCACATCCCGCTGGCGATTTTCGATGCACCGGTCCAAGGAACGGGGAAGACGCTACTCGTTTCCGTCCTGGTCTGGATTGCCGTCGGGAGCATCGCGAGCGAGTCCGTTCCGTCGAAGCTCAACGACGATGAATGGCGTAAGAAGATTACCTCTGTCCTGATGACCTCCGCCCCCGTCATCCTGCTCGATAACGTTCCCGACAACACCGCGATCGATTCACCCGCCCTGGCGGCGGCGCTCACGAGTCATGAATGGTCCGATCGCTTGCTCGGGAAGAACGAGACTATCCGCCTCCCCTCGAAGGCCATCTGGATCACAACCGGCAACAACCTCCGCGTTGCCGGCGACATGCCGCGGCGCTGCTATGCAATTCGTCTAGATGCACAGGCTGAACGGCCCTGGGAACGCAACGGCTTCCGAATCGCCGATCTTGAGGCCTACGTCCGCGAGAAGCGAGGCGAACTGCTGTCCGCTGCTCTCACCGTCATCCGTGGGTGGTTTTCGGCGCAATGCCCGCGGGTCAACATGCGCCCGTTCGGTAGTTTCGATGAATGGGCGGGCGTGGTCGGCAGCGTGCTGGGCTACGCCGGCATTAACGGATTCCTCGACAACCTCGACCAGACGCGCTCCGTGCAGGACGAGGACAACCGGCAGTGGGGGGCGGTCTTCGATGCCTGGTGGAATCGGTTTGGAGAACACATCGTCACCGTCGCCCAACTCTTCGCGGCATTCTTCGCCGAGGACGTCGCCGACCCAATCGACATCCCCGAGATCTTGCTGGGTCAAAAGGACCGCGGCGAAGGCTCGTTGCGGCGGTCGCTGGGGAGACAACTCTCCCGCCTGACGGGGCGCATCTTCGATGGACGGAAACTGTGCGACGCGGGCGGCGATTCGCACTCCAAGGTGCGTGCATGGTCGCTGCGACCTGTCCATGCGGGCCAAACTGAGGGGGCAAACCCCGCAGACCCCGCACTTTGCGGGGTTAGTTTCCAAGAAACCCCGCAACAGAAGTGATTGCATGACAAGGACTTACGACATTTTGCGGGGTTTGCGGGGTTATTTCTCCTTCGCTCACACGCACGCGGGCGTGCCTGTGCGCGCACGCACGCGTGAGAGAGTGGCAGTAGCGCAGAAAAAACCCCGCACTACCCGCAAACCCCGCAACCCCAGCGCTGGTCACGACGGGCATGACGCAAATCTGGCAAAGCGTCGCAATGGGTCCCTGCAGCCGCGAGGCGCTACTCAGGCCCGCGGGAACCACAACGGGGATAGACCGACTTTATTGCGCTGTCTGGTCCGGTTTTCAGGAGGCCACGGGGCGCGCCTGGTTGGGCCGGGGGCGAACGGACGCCGCTAGGACGTACGGGGCTACGTCTTGGTCGCCCCGTTGGCCCCGGGCGGCGTTTCTGGGCGTTGGGGGCCAAGGGGCGTGGCGTAGTGCCTCGCTCGCGCCGCGTGGCGCGGCCTGACCCAATGGAAGCAACGGACCTGTCGGCCGCGGGCGGACCGCCCGGCGGCGGGCAGGTGACATGGAGGTTGACATGAACATCGAACTTAGGCCGCTGGCCGAGATCAAACCGTACGAGAAGAACCCCCGGATCAACGACGCGGGAGTGGAGGCGGTGCCCCGATCCATCGGGGAGTTCGGCTTCCGCCAGCCGATCGTCGTGGACGCCGACGGCATTATCGTCGTCGGGCACACGCGATGGAAAGCAGCCGCGAAGCTCGGGCTGGACAAGGTGCCCGTGCATGTGGCTCGCGATCTGACGCCGGAGCAGGCGCGGGCGTACCGCATCGCCGACAACAAGACGGCCGATCTGGCGACGTGGGATTTGGAGCTGCTGCCGGGCGAACTGGCCGAACTGCAGGCGTTGGATGTTGATCTCTCCCTCCTCGGCTTCGGCGAAGACGAGCTGGCGGAGCTGCTCGACCCCGGTGTGAAGCAAGGGCTGACCGACCCCGACGAAGTGCCCGAGCCTCCGGACGAGGCGATCACCCAGCCGGGCGATCTCTGGGTCATGGGCGAGCATCGCCTCTTATGCGGCGACAGTGGCATCGCCGCCGACGTGGACCGGCTGCTCGATGGCCAGCCGATCCACTTGGTGAATACCGATCCGCCGTACAACGTGAAGGTCGAACCGCGGAGCAACAACGCCATCGCCGCGGGGAACAGTTCGTTTTCTCTGATGAAGCATCAGCAGTTAACCCAGGCGGTCGACGCGACGCGCGGCGCCAGGGGGCTGCATCACCACCAGGCGTTCGACGTGGCTCGGCAGGGGGTGAAGCACGCCACGCACAAGAAGCTCCGCCCGAAAGACCGTCCACTGGCCAACGACTTCGTCTCCGACGAAGCCTTCGATCAGATGCTGCACGCGTGGTTCGGCAACATCGCCCGCGTGCTGGCGCCGGGCCGCGGCTTCTACATCTGGGGCGGCTACGCAAACGTTGGAAACTACCCGCCGGTCCTGAAGGCCTGCGGACTGTACTTCTCGCAGGCGATCATCTGGGTCAAGGAGCATCCCGTCCTGACCCGCAAGGACTTCATGGGTAACCATGAATGGAGTTTCTATGGATGGCGCGAGGGCGCGGCGCACGTGTACCTCGGTCCCAACAACGCGACCGACGTCTGGAGCGTCAAGAAGATCAACCCCCAGCAGATGGAGCACTTGACGGCCAAGCCCGCAGAACTGGCGGTGCGGGCGATGCAGTACTCGTCCCGCGCGGGGGAGAACGTGCTCGACCTGTTCGGGGGCAGCGGCTCGACGCTGATCGCGGCGGAACAGACCGGGCGCCGGGCATATCTGATGGAACTGGATTCCTTGTACTGCGATGTGATCTGCGATCGGTTCCAGCGCTTCAGTGGCAAGCCCGCCATTCTAGAACGCACAGGCACGTCGCCCATACCTATGAAACCTCGTGAGAAGAACATGCGATGAAAGTCTCTTGCATGGAGGACGGTGGATTAATACGACTGAGCCGAACGGTCTGCGACGGTCTTGGCAAAATGGACCGGGACCGGTATACCGGTCGCAAAGCGGTGCGCTGGGCGCACATACCAGAGTGTGCCCGCCACGCACTTTTTCACGAGTTTTGAGGATGGGGGTATGGGACGCCGGGGACCGAAGCCAACGCCTACGAAGATCCTCGCGGCGCGCGGCTCGTGGCGGGCGAAGATCAATCGCCACGAGCCGATACCGGATGACATCTCGCCGGAACCTCCCGACCATTTGTCCGACGCGGCGAAGCAGGTTTGGTTTCACATTATCCCCAAGTTGTTGAGACTGCGGATCGTCGGCGACATCGACGCTGACGCCCTCGCTCGATATTGTGATGCTCTGGTGAAGTGGCGGCGGGCGGCCGTTTTTCTGGAGGGGCATCCAGAACTCGTCTACCCCATCCGCGGTCCTGGAACGCCCGAAAACCCCAATGGGCGGCTTCTCGGACTGGCCCCATACCCGCAAAACGGGTTGTACGAAAAATATGCCCGAATCCTCGACCGACTGGAGCAGTCCTTCGGTCTCACGCCCTCGGCGCGGACGCGGATCACCACGACCCAGGCGATCGGTCAACAGGCGCTTGACCCCAATAAGGCCCGATTCTTCAGTGCTGGGTAAGCCGCCGGTTTATGTTGCCTCCGATCCCGAGCCGATCGCCGCGCCCTTGACCATGCCCGATGGCCGACTGTTGTTCATCACGCAGAGGTCATGGGGTGCGACGAAGCCGGAGTGCAGTGCTCGCAGTCGAAGCCCGGAGCAACGCCCCGGACATGCCGAGGCGTTGGTAGGGGAATGGGCCTTAGCCGTTCACGGCCAGGGCGTGGAACTCGATCATCGCATCCTCGAAGAAGGCCCCGTCCTCCACGCGGTTGCGGCGGCGGCGGATGTCGAGCAGCCCGCGCTCCTTCCAGAACGCGATGGCCACCGCAGCGTTCGTGTACGAGGCCCACGGCTGGCGGTCGTCGTCCTTGTCCTGCGGTCGGCTTCGGACTTGATGGGTCAGCGTCTCGACCGTGAAGCCATCGGCGGCGAGGTCGATTGCCGCCCAGGCCAGCTCGCGGTAGGAGGCGAGGGGACAACGATGCTCGTAGGGTTCGCCGCGTCGCGGCACGACCCTGCGGATCAGGTGGTCGTCCTCGACCTTGAAGACTTCGTCGCGTTCGTGCGTGGCGGTCATCGATCAGGCTCCCGCCTTGTTGAACGCGAACAGCCCGCGATCGACCTTGGAGAAGCGCGAGGCGGTTCCCTTATCGCGCGCCTCGCGCATCATGGCGGCGTAGAGCGTGGCGTGCGGGGTCTTGCCGCCGGGACTCTTCCACAAGCCCTGCTCGGCCATCGCCGCGATCAGTTCCTGGGCCCGCATGGGCTTCTCCGCTTTGGCCAGGACCTCCGCGGCGGCGTCGAGGGCACTGACCCGTTTGGGCTTCTTCTCGCCGGTCGCCTTCTTGGCCTTCTTGGTCGGAGCCTTGGTCTTGACGACCGCCGCCTTCACCTCGGCCTTGGCGGCGGCCTTCTTCCTCGACTTCCTCTTTTTCGTCGTACTCATAGGACATCTCCTTGGGTTAGAAACCACCGCGTCAACGCAACGCGGCATTGTTCACGTCCCCATGAGGGCAAGTCTCGGCGAACACATCAAGGGAAAAACCCCTGGAATTCCCGGCGATTTATCAGCTTTCTGCGGGCATTCGGTGACGCCGAATGGAGCGCGGCATGACCGAACAGGTCTATGAACCCGGACCGGATGGGATGAAGCGGCGACGCTTGACCACGGTCACCGTCGAGCGACCGCGGTGTCCGGCGTGCCGTGGAGTGAAGCTGCGGAAATACCGCAGCCTTACCGACCAGGGCGACGGCAGCGCTCTGTGGTGGGTTCGATGTCTGGAGGCAAACTGCGGCCATCGGTTCCGCGTGCTTCTGGAATGACGCTGTTTCCACAGGCTGGAACAGCGGCGCGGTTGCACGGCTATGATTCGGCGGTGTAGCGAGGAAGCAACGTGACCGACGAATGCGACAACGCCGCGCCCACCGCCGAGGAATCGCCCATGTCCGCCGAGGTGGCGACGAGCGGAGAGCGTGCCCCGTGGCTCGCCCCGTATCGTTGGACGCCGGGCCAGAGCGGCAACCCCTCGGGTCGGCCTCGGGAGTCCGGCTCGCTGGCCGCCGCCTTGCGTCGCGTGGGGGTCAAGCCCGCCAAGACGCGCGCCGAACTGACCAAGCTCGCTGTGCAACTCGGCATGGACCCCGACGAGGCCCGGAACATCGATGTCGTCGCGGGGCTGATCTACGACGGCATCACCCAGTTGCTGATTCGTACGGTCAAGGGCAGCACCGGTGCGGGCGACAAGCTCGTGGGACTCCTGCAACTGCTGTTCAAGGCCCTCGACGGCGACGAGCGGCGGATCACCCTCAGCGGGCCGGACCAGTTGCAGGCGGCGCTCACCAGCATCTTGACGGTGAACCGGTCGGCGGCAAGGTCGATCCCGACTTCCTCGAACACGTACATCACGAGGAACACGACCAGCCCGAACTGCCTTGGGAGCCTTGAGCCAACCGCTGACACGCCCAATTTCGGCCTTGACCCGGCCGCGATCGGGTATCATACTGTCTTCACCGGCTCGGGGGCGGTCTCCGGGCCTCGGTGAATCCGCGTCACGGGGCGAACGGATGCTCCGGGTGATGAACAGGGCTGCCGTGGAGAGTCAAATGAGCGCCGGCGGCTCCCCTTCTCCCCCAACCCCTCACCCCCGGGCCACCCACGCACGTCCACGCGGAATCAAATTTCCTATCAGTAAAGGATGAGAGCGTTGCTGTTGGCGTGAGCCGGGCGGTACCGCCCGAGGGTCTTGCCGACGCGATGCGAGCGATGCGTGCGAGAAGCGTGCCCAGAAGGAGGCGCTATGGAAACAGTGATAGCGGCGGTTCAGTACGGCGACTTCGTCGGCGAGGCGAAAGCGGACGACGCCGACCGTGACGGAATCAGTAGTTTGGCGGAGAAGTTCGGCATAAGGGGGACGCCGGTCGCCGTGTCGATCTACTCCGGGGAAACAGGCTCTCTACAGGTCGCTCTTTACACGCCTGAGAAAAATGGAGGCGGCGAGGCTATTGACGCGCAAGCCAAGGCGAACAGAGGGAAGTTGCGCGTAACGAGGCACACGCTACAAGGCGCTACTATCGCCGACCTGCTCGCGGTGTTCAAACGGTTCAGCGTGGCGCTGCGCTATCGCTATCCAAGCGTCGTGGAAATGGAATGGGAGGCGTCGGAAGAGGCTGAACGTTTATGACGCGTCGGGGGTATCGCTCGCTTGGGCGACACCGTTGCAGTCATCGTTAGGCGCAGCGGCAACGAGACACCAGGATGCAGCGATGTGCGCACCTGTTTTAAAAGGGAGCATTGGTTGGACACGACAGTCATCACCAGTAGTGATAGGACCAGAATCGAGAAGCTAGCCAAAGAGGGCAAGACGATTCACGAGATTCGGGAGCGCCTATCGGATCGGTACGCCTATGAGTTGATTCAAGCGTACATGTGGGAAGCGAACTGCATTACGCTCCGAGGTGCTAAGAAGGCGGTCTCGATCCGGCTGCGCAAGATCCTCAATGCGAGGCGTGAGCCCGAGCGAGAACGGCTCGCCAACGAAATCCGCGAGTTCGTGGACTACATCTACTACGCTGGCAAGGACACGCAGGAGAAGCTCGAAAAGGCACGGAAGGCTCGCGCCCAATTGAAACGGCTGCTCGACGCCCAATGAGAAAACCCCTCACCCCCGGGCCACCCACTCACGCCCACGCGGAATCAAAATTCCTATCAGTTTTCCTATCAGTTATCAGTAACCGGCGAACAGGGGCGGCACCACATCGACGAGGGACGCCGCGCCTCGCGAAGCGGGAAGTCACGCCAACCGGCGGACGGCCCTGGCGCTGGCCCTGGACGCTGCGGGCACGGCCCCGGTGCAGTTGCACCTCTCTCCTCCGAGCCCTTATCCCCTCACCCGCCGCGAGCAGTGGGCGAGAATCTGACGCGGCGGATCATCTCGGCCGTGGCATCCTTCCTTCGCGTTCATCGGGGAGCGGGTTTTTCCGGCTCTCCGCCAAACTCGCTGATTCTTGTGGTCGCCCGACCGCTGGATTGCGGAACACCAACTTCAACGCCTCGTCAGGGAGGAGACTTACCCCCTTGCAACCGCTTTCCCAGTACTGGCAAGGGCTTTGGCCCACGAAATCGAACGGTCGCCTCTTGCAAGCTCTTGTGGTCAGCCAGCTTCCATCAGCGGAAATGGCGGAGAACCGTTTTTCCTTGCCGGGGGCGGGCCTCCGAGGTAAGCGTTGAGTTACGCTTTGTAGGAAAAGCGTAGCTCAAGAATGCCAGGAGGTGGCACATATATGAGAGAATGGTTGTAAATGAACGAATAGGCCCGCGGCGTCTGCCGCCCGAAGTTCTCACCGACGCCGAGGTCTGCGCGCTCATGCGCGTGTGGCCGCTACGCGCCGGCCGGACTACGCAACCGGGCACTGATCGCCTTGCTCTACCACACCGGACTGCGCATCAACGAAGCCCTAAGCCTCTATCCCAAGGACCTCGAATTGGCCGACGGCAGCGTTCGCGTGCTCCACGGCAAAGGCGGGCGATCCCGCACCGTCGGTCTGGACCCCGGCGCCGCCGCCATCATCGAGCGCTGGTTGGACGCGCGCTCCCGCCTCGGCCTGGGCGGCCGGAATCCCGTGTTCTGCACGCTCCGCGGTCACCGAATGTCCGACGCCTACGTCCGGGTCATGCTCAAACGCCTCGCCGCCCGGGCGGGCATCGACAAGCGCGTCCACGCCCACGGACTCCGCCACACCCACGCCGCCCAACTCCGCGCCGAAGGCGTCGACATCGCCATCATCTCCTGCCAACTCGGCCACGCCAGCATCACCACCACCGCGCGCTGCCTCGACCACCTCGCCCCAAGAGCGGTCATCGAAGCGATGCGTGGTCGAAGCTGGACGGGAGCGTAGGGTCACGCTGCTGACGTGCTGTTCCGCACGGTACGGCTGCAGATTCGATTCTGTGGGGTTTAGCCATTTCCAGCGATGGTAAGTCGTTTGTTTACAAGCACTTACGAATTAAACACAACTTTCCTGAAGTTGCCCGAAAATGCAATCGAACCTGCCGTTGCCGAGGTCGCCGACCCTTCGCGGGCTGAAAAACGGCTAAAGTCCACTTGACTGAGAACACAAGCGCGAATCCGATCGAAGCTAGATTTGCCGTGAGAAAAGCGGCGTTGAACGTAGCGCCGGGGCCAAGGTCGGAATGTCGTCGAGCGGCTCCGGATTCTTGCCACCCAAATCGGGATGCACCCGAGCGGTATCCTGCTACCACGGCCCTGCTACCACGGCCCGGGTGCATGACCGTAGATGCGCGCCGAACCTGCATTCTTGGCACCGAAAACGCGGGTCCATCCCAAAGCTGAGGGGCGTTGTAGCGAATGGAGCTGTGTTTTCCGTGGTCTGCAATAACGGTCATGCACCCCCTTGACCGCGATCGCCGGCGCGGACGCAATTAGGATGATATAATGCGCGAACCCGCGCTGTTAAGTGCGCCAAGGGGCTAATCTCGCAGCCGATGGCTGCACCCGCTTCGGCAATACGGAGAGCGTGCCGTGCTCAGTCCATCAGCGTCACAAATACCAGAGTTCGCATTCTACCAGGAAGGGTACCGATGGGACGATCAAGTTGCAGTCAGAAACGCCTTGCTTTTCTTCGATGGCTTGGCGTTCCTCGTGCCAGAACACGAGGATGGTGCATTCGAAGAGGGCTTCGAGTGGCTCTACCCGACGCTCGAAGAACGGGGCCAGTTGAGGAGGTTGCGCCCCACACTTGTAATCGGGTCTGACGCTGCAAATCGGATTTGTGATCATGCAATCGAACAGGTTTTGAACCAGCCGGAAATGAGCGACTCCGATCCGCTCGATTACAGGCTGGCCCTGAGCAAACTCGGCGTCGAACATCACCACGACCTAGTCCACTGAGTCCTTCAGCAGATGCGTCAGCGGCGGCTCGCGAGATTGGCTAATGATCACCGGTCTGTATTCTTGCCGACCCTTCTAGGGCACAGATTGCTACACGTAATAAACGTCGAGATCTGTCAGGAAGGTGGCGCTCCAATGTTTCTGTAAACTCGGCGATGGTGTGACTCCCACGTTCACTTTCTACGCCGTCTTCGCCGGGGGGGCAACCTCCGCCCGCAGCACGTTCAGTTTTTCCAGATCGCCGGG